CTTTCTTACTACAGCAACATCTATGTCGTAAAGGATCCTGCTAATCCCGCAAACGAAGGTAAAGTCTTCCTGTTCAAGTATGGCAAGAAGATCTTTGATAAGATTATGGAAGCGATGCAACCTGAGTTTGAAGACGAAACCCCTATCAATCCTTTTGACTTCTGGCAAGGTGCTAACTTCAAACTGAAGTTGGTCAAGAAGGATGGTTATTGGAACTATGATAAGTCAGAGTTTGATCGTGTTGCTCCTCTTCTGGACGATGATGATGCTCTGGAAGCAGTCTGGAAAAAGCAATATTCCCTGACTTCTGTAACTGCTCCTGACCAATTCAAGTCTTATGAAGATCTTGAAAAGCGTCTGAAGTATGTTCTTGGTCAGAAGTCTGCTGTTCGTCCCCGTCTGGATGAAGAGGTTGATGATGAAGATAATGATCGTGGTTCTTACACTCCAGACTTTACTTCCCGTCGTTCCGAACCAGAACTTCCTGTTGTAAGTTCTTCTTCGGATGATGGGGATGAAGATGAAAATGATGCTCTTTCTTACTTCCAGCGTCTTGCTGAAAGTTGATCATTCATAAAGTCTGATATTATCAGCAGTTTTGAGGGTTTCGGTCTTATATTGACTGGAACCCTCTTTATATTGCATAATATCCGTTATGTCATTTAAAATGATTCCAAGATATTCTGGTTTTAAAATAAAAATATTTCTTTTATTATTTTCTAGATTTTCTTCATATTCATAGTTTGTGACTGGAATTAATATGTCTCTACGTTCTATTTGAGTGTCCGTTAGATAATCATAGAATGAAATAGAATAGTCTGATGGAACTTGTAATCCTGCAGAAAGAACAACAAAGTCTTGACTATTTCTAACTTCTATTGTTTCATAATGATGAATTCCATTGAATAAAGTATCATAGTCTCCATATTTACTTAATAGAAATGCGTCAAGGGTATTTTGTTCCATTGGCCATTCTGTTTGAATATTAACAATATTATTGCACAGTAAAATAACCCAATCTAATGTTGCATCATTATAAACATCATATGCAACATTGTCTGGTCTATCATTTCCTACTATTTTATACTTCTCAAAGAAAGAAAGATTTTGGAAAATGTCTTCTCTTATTTTTCCTCTTTTAAATAAATTTTTTACTCTAATGTAATCTGATATTTTAGCATCTGGAAGTCTGCTAACGTATTCGAATTCTGGAACGTATCGGAAGTAACTTGGCATTTTAGAATCCTATGTTGTCGTCGTCTTTTCCATATTCATCATCAAATAGTGGCTCAAGTTCTTGGAATTGGAGTGTTAACCTGTATGCAGTCATTGACTTTTCTTCACCACCATATGTCATGTAAGTTCCATCTGGTGTGTAATCAACACTACAAGATGTTAATGCACACTCTTTAAATTTATTTAAGTAAGGGTGCATTTTTCCTCCAGCGGTCATATATGATATTGCAAATGTATGTGGTGCCTTTAACAATAAAGAAGTTTTACTTCTTTTTACTGACATTGATTGTTTAAATGCTCTAATAATTTGACGAACCATTTTTGCTTCTTTTGGTTCTCTTGGATAGAATAAAAATGTAAACCCAAAACTTCTTAAACTTGGACCAGAAAATAATAATTCAATGTTATTGTTAGCAATTGCTCCATAAGATCTTCTTGCTGCAGATAAACTTACTCCTTGTGCTAAGAAGAAACTTTTTACCGCTGTCTGCAAATCGCCTGTTGCTCCAGCATTTTGAATTTTTTGTCCTTGATTTTCTACTGCTTGTGATGCACCAGATATTCCACCATTAAAAAATCCTTGAGCAATTTGAGCAAGACCTTCTTCTAGTGCATTTAATGTATCATCTTGCCATGTAACTGTATTTCCATCACTAATTCCTGTGGGAATTGGTAGAGTAATCATTCCAATTCTCTTTGATCCAGTTATGACTGGACTTCCATCCTTCAAATTAACTACTCTATTTTTTGTACTTCCAAACTGGGCACTACCTTGAGTTTGATTTTCTTTTGCTAAAGATGGTGAATACTCTAAAATTGAAAACTTTATTACATCTTGAACTTCTACTGCTAGATCTAATGGATATTTCATATCAAGACTATATGCATTATCTCCAGCTCTTGTTCCTTCTTTAAATTCTCCTGCTTCAGCATTTAATGCATCACTTTGAGGTTTTGTGAGTGACGGATTTTGTTCTGAATTTTGATTTCCACTTTGTGGTGGAGTCGTTGGGGTTGTTCCTGCGTTTGCTGTAGAAGCAGATCCACTTGCTGTGGATAATGATTTTTTGTCTTGATCTGTAGAAACTCCTAAAGTATTTTGTACTTTAGGTTCAGTAACTTGTTTAGATACTCCCTGTCTTAATTGACTATTTGGATCTGCAAGTGCTGTTTTTTCGTCAGCAGTGGCACTTTGACTTGGAGTTACTTTTCCGCTAGCATCAACTGTTGCAATCGTTGTTGGATTGTTTGTACTATCTAATCTCTGTACTTCTGTAGTAAATTGTCTATTTCCATTTGCATCTTTTCCAGTATCTTTTACGACACTTTGTATCGTTGTATCGGCATTTCCAACCTTTACTTGTGATTTTGTAGATGTAGCGGTTGTAGCCATCAGGACAGAATGGTTTTTATTTATTTAGACGGAATTTTCCATATGGAATAGCAAGCATTTCATCTAACTCATCATACTTTATAACATGAAGCTTTCCTGCAACTTCTTCCCATGTATATTGTCTGCCTTTTCTCCAGTGAAAATTGATTGCTTTAAATCCCCATCTCTCTAGGGAAGTGCAAGCGATTAGTGGATGTTGATCGTATTCAATCTCTGGTGTTTTGGGATTGTAAATGAATGTATAAAATTTTCCTGGTTCTGGATATAACACCTCATCTTTTAGGACATCAAGAATGATAAGCATTAAATCTTCTGGATCACTTGTTCCTGCTTCATTAATTCTTTTTCTGAGTTCCCTCATTCTTGGTGGTATTTTAGAATACTTTCCAAAACCTTCTGCCATTACTTGATACCTAACTCTTCTTCGGTGATAATTTTAAACTCTATTAATCTATCATCGCAGAATTCTTTTGCTGCTTTCCACTTTGCTTGGTTGACTTCATAAGTAACACATTCATGAATATATGATTTTGTTACTCTTGATTTTTTAATTGGAGGTCTAGTTTGTTTCTTAGGTTTAACTTCAATCACATATGTTTTTATCTGCCCAGTGCTCTCTTTAACTTTGATAATGAAGTCTGGGTAGTATCTATGAATTCTTTTATCAACTGGAGAAATGTATGGAATGTAAAACTCTTCACTCCCCCACTCCAAAATACTTTCATTTAGATCACACCAATGGCAAAATTTTCTTTCCCAGCTACTACGACAAATAATATTATTGGGATCTCCTTTGTATTTTTGGGGGTATGACGGTTTATACTTACTTTTAATACTTTCTGCCATCATACATAATATATAAGGTCAAAAAGTATTTATAAATGGCTGTACCAAGAAGTAGATCTTTAAGTGAAATAAAGAACACTCTACTACATCCTGCAACTACAAATCATTTTGTGGTGTCTATACCTAAACCTCAAGGGTTGACCTCACAGTATTTGTTTGAAAATGGAGTTGCATTAAATAACGATAAGTTGGAACTTCTTTGTTCAGATGCACTGCTCCCTGGTTCTAGTTTTGCTACGCATGATATAACTGGTGATTATCATGGATCTACTCATAGACATGCGTATAGAAGACAATATGATGACAGAATTGATTTAGGATTTTATGTTGATGCGGAAAATTATTTACCAATTCGTTTTTTTGAAGTGTGGATGAAATATATTGCAGGAGAACAAATTGCATCTACTGAGAATGGACGACCAGGAGTTGCGTCAAGGCAGTATTTTTACAGAATGAATTGGCCAAAAGATTATATTCAATCAGATGGACTTCAGGTGATAAAATTTGAAAGAAGTAGTATGGGGCAAACTAATGGCATAAGGGCATCGAAATTAACATATGATTTTGTAGATTGTTTTCCTATAGCAATGCAATCAATGCCAGTATCTTATGATGGAACTGGGTTATTAAAATGTAATGTTTCTCTTTCATATGTTAGATATTATCTAACACCAGTTTCTCCAACTGCTGAAACTCTTCCTACAACTTTACAGGGAGCTCCAGATAGTCCTGTAAATCAAGCACAAATCAATGGTAGCAGCTCTGGAAGAGATGACCTTGCTATTTGGGCGCTATCAAATCGAGAAATGGTTGATTCTGTAGGAACTGTTGAGCAGAGAGCAATTCTTGCTGATGCTGATGTGAGATTTCCTGTTGGATCTGCTGCTAGAGAATCACTTAGAAATAGAGCTAGAACTGGAACATATACTGCAGACACTGGTAAACCTGTTGGGAGACCTATCACAGGTCCACTTGGATTCTAAATAAGCATCTAAATAACTTTATCTGAATCATTCTATAGGACATTATGCCATTACCTAAGATTTCTACGCCAACTTATGAACTTGAGTTGCCATCAACAGAACAAAAAATTAAGTATAGACCTTTCTTAGTAAAAGAAGAAAAACTTTTAGTGATTGCCTTAGAGAGTGAAGATAACAAGCAAATTACAAATGCAATTAAATCTGTAATTAAAAATTGCATTCTTACAAAAGATATTAAAGTTGAAAATCTGCCAACATTTGATATTGAATATCTCTTCTTAAACATTAGAGGTAAATCTGTTGGGGAAGAAGTTGAGGTCAACATTGTTTGTCCTGATGATAACCAAACTAATGTTCTGGTCAAAATTATGCTTGATGATATTCAAGTTCAAAAGAACGAAGAACATACCAATAAAATTAAACTTGATGACAATATCATGATGGAAATGAAGTATCCATCTCTTGATCAATTTATTAAAAATAACTTTGATTTTAATAATAATAATGCAATGGATCAATCATTTGAATTGATTGCTTCTTGTATAGGTAAAATTTATACCGAGGATGAAGTTTGGTCTGCTGCGGATGTTACTAAAAAAGAACTCACAGAGTTTTTGGAGTCTATGAATTCTTCTCAGTTCAAAGACATTGAGAAGTTCTTTGAGACTATGCCCAAACTGTCACATAAAATCACAGTCAAAAATCCAAAAACTGAAGTTGAAAGTGAAGTCGTTTTAGAAGGGTTAGCAAGTTTTTTCGCGTAGCCATGGTCCATATGGACCTAGAGAATTACTTTAGACTTAACTTTGCTTTGATACAGTACCATAAATATTCATTATGGGAAATTGAAAATATGATTCCTTGGGAAAGAGATATTTACGTTGCACTATTACAGCAGCATCTTGAAGAGGAAGAATTAAAACAGCAACAACAAAAGTCTAGTTTCTAAGTAAAGTAGAATGGCAGTAAATCAGCAGAAACTTTTAGGTAAAACAACTACTGTACAAACTGCTGCGGTTCAACCACAGACACAATTAGTTGCTGCTCCAGCTGATACTGCCGTTCTTCAAGATATATCAAAATCTTTAACCAGAATTATACAACTACTTACTTTACAAAATACACAAGTAGTTAAGGAGTCTGATCAAGAAAGACGAAATCAAGAAAACGCCAGAAGAAAAAGAATTGAACTTGGTCTAGAAAACACTTTTGCTGCAGTTAAATCAACTGCACAAGCAGTTGTTGCACCAGTAAAAAATATTCTTGATCAAATAATACAGTTTTTTGTTACATTATTTCTTGGTAAAGCCTTATTAAATTTAATAGACTGGTTTGCAAATAAAGATAATCGAGATAAAGTTCGGTCTATTGCTAGATTTTTGCGAGATTGGTGGCCTTCTCTTGTTGCTGGATATATTCTATTTGGCACTGGATTCGGTAGGGTAGTAAGGTCAATTGCTGCGACAAGTATTAGAGCTGTTGCTTTACTTGGTTCTGTAGCATTTAAACTTGCTGCTGCAATTGCAAATGCTTTTAGATTAAAAAAGGCAGGATCAGCACTGTCTGCTCTTGGTGGCGGTGGTCGTGGACTAAAAGGAATACTTGTAAAACTGGCACAACTTGGTGCTGGTGCTGGTATTGCTTATGGTGGATATAAGTTATATCAAGGAATGGTGGGTGGTGAAACAGGAGGAGCGCCACAACTTCAAATTCCACAACTACCCGGAATACCAACAGCACAAGCTTTTGGTGGTGGTTTTATTGATTTCAAAACTATGCTTGCCGCAACAGGTGGGCAAGTTGATTCTAAGTTGGGGATATTTACACAATTCTTTAAATCTGGTGGATTTGCTGCTCTATTAAATGGGTTTCCTGGAATTGTATCTGGACCTAAGGGAATTGATAAGGTTCCTGCAATGCTCACTGATGGTGAGTTTGTCATGTCTCGTGGTGCGGTTAATAAGTTTGGTGTAGGACTACTTGAGGCAATGAATGCCGCTGGTGGTGGAACCAATCGCCCCAAAGTGGTTTATGAAAGGATTCATGCCGCTGGTGGTGGTTATATTGGTGAAGATCCCCCATCAGCAGAGATGTCTCCGGATCAACCAGATCCACTTTCATCTATAATAGAAGGTAGTCTATCTGGTCCTGGCGCAACAATGATGACCGTAAGACCAGCAGCTCAAGCAGCTAGTCGTGGTCTTGGTAGATTTGCCACAAGAACCGCAATGCAGGTTGGTGGTAGAACATTAGCAAAACCAATAAGAAGCATTGCATCAAGATTTGGGTCTAATGTGGCATTAAAATCGATTGCAAAAATTGGAACAGGTGCATTAGGAAAAAGTTTACTGAAGAAAATTCCTCTTCTTGGTTTAGGTATGGGTGCAGTTTTTGCTGCACAAAGAGCAATGAAAGGTGATATTATTGGTGCAGGACTTGAAATGTTATCTGGTGCAGCATCAACTATTCCTGGATTGGGTACTGGTGTATCAATAGGAATTGATGCAGCACTTGCAGCAAAAGACGCTGGAGTATTTGGAGATAAACCCG